AGGAATGGTTGAAACTGAGTTGAGCGATAAAGGAATTGGCTACAATCAAGCCCTACAAGATATACTTGATTTATTCTCTTACAAGAAAGAATCAAAATGAAAAGACAAAAAGGGGGTGATTAAAATGAAAAAAGTTATAAGATGGATAATTCTTGTCTGGTGTATATTAGCTATTCCTTATACTTTTGAAGCATCAGATGTGCAAACATTTTTCTTTGAAGTGCTTTTTTTGGGGCTAGTTAGTGGTTTAATGATTTCTGACTTGAGAGAGGAAAAAAGATAGATAAACATTGTCTTATTAGTTGTTTTTACAGTAAAGCCCGTAAAATCAATAAAAATTGCCTCTTGACAAAGTCATAATATAGTTTTATAATGTAATTAGAATTAGAAATTAAATTAGAAAAGGGGTGATAAAAATGAATATAAAGATAGAAAAACAAATTTTACCAAAGGAACCAACTTTGCCAAGAATTTCAATAATGTATACAGTTCAATTGTTAGATGAAGACGGAGAATTGGTTGATAAAAAAGATTTTAAAGTTAGTTTTTTAGAGAAAGGCCTTTTTGTTAAAGACATAGCTGATTCCAAATACTTTCAGCAAATTTTTGATGAAGCCTTTATAGAAAAAATGGAAAAAGTTGATATAGTCAAGGCAATGAAAGAGATTGCTGAATCAGCTCCGAGTAATTTCATAAAAGACGATTTTGAAAGATAATTTAGCTTTTTAACTTTGCTTCAACTAGGGCAGGGGTTGAAGCAAAGAACAAAAGGCTAAAATGTCAAGCAAAGGAGGTGGTAAATATGCCATTTATAATTAACGAACAAGAGGAAAGAAAAGAAGGAGAATACTTAAAATATGAGAATGAGAATATTCTTATATTGAAGAGTAATCTTTACAAGATTGATTTTCATTTTCTTCCGTCTAAAAAAAGGTCTGTTGCTTGCAAAGGTAAAGAATGTTTCTTCTGCCAGGCAGGATTTAGGAAAAATTCCGAGTATAATTATTATGTAAATCTTAATGGGCAAGAAGGAGCTTTAAACATAAAGCCTAGCGTGTTCTTTAATATTCAAGGATTATCAAAAGCTATGAAGAAAGATCCGAGACAAATTAGATGGTTTGTCTTAAGGAAAGGGCAAGGCTTAGAGACTGAATACGCAGTTAGTAAGGACGAAAACCTTAGCGAAGAGGAATATAAAAGCATAACTGATAATTTGGGAGCTAACAACGCCAAACTAGCAAAACTTATGGCTAGCAGAGAAAGACAATTAAACGAGAATTATCAAGAATTTAGAGATCAAGTTAATGAGGCTGAAAAAGAAAATGGAGAATTTGAGCCAGACAATCAAGAAGAGATTTGAAGGTATTGCTCAGAGTCAGAAAAAGAGCAGGCTTTCAACTAGACATCAAGTTGAAGCCGTTGATGTTTGGAATTTTTTGGGAAGAGGTGGTGATATTAAGATTCTATTAAGACTGGCTAAATTAGATTTAAAAGTGTTTTTAAAAGCAAAACAACATCTTAGAGCAACTATTACAGATGGTATTAAAGTGAAGAATGGCTTTAGATATTTTCTTTGGTTGTATGGATATTATAGAAAAGGGGTGTAAAAGATGAGAGAATATATTAAAACTATTTTTGGTGTAATTTTCTTATCGCTATTGCTGTTCATTATAGGAATAATAATTCCTTTACTTTGGTTTTTTATTCCATTTGTTTTGCTTTCAGGTTTACTTTACCCGCTCTATAGGTATTTTTATCCAAAGAAAGAAAAAACATGAAAGATTTAGCAACACCACAGAATGACTTAGCTTGGTCTCTTTATAAAGAGGTTCAAACCTTGTTAAGAAGGCAAGGAGAATTGTTTTTGTTGCTGGGTAAAGATTTAAAAACAATAAGGGACCAAAAACTTTACAGATATCTAGGCGAAGGTGGTTTTGATACTTTTAGAGACTTTTTAAATAATCCTGAAATAGGAATTAGAGAGTCAACTGCATATTTGTATATCAGGATCTATGAATATTATGTTGAGCGGTTGAAAATTCCAACAGAAGAAGTTGTGCAAATACCGCTTAATAGGTTAATGAGATTGCTACCTAGGTTGAAAGAAAGAGAAGATGAAGAGGCTAGGGAAATTGTGAATGAGGTTCAAAATGTTACCACCTATGATTTTGATGTCATAGTTGGAGAGAAACAGCTTGATGTAGATAAACCACTAGTTTATAGGTGCAAGGTTTGTGGAAAATGGAAGATTGAATATAAGCCAGAACAATTGTGCACTTGTCCTGTTGACGAAAAAGAAAAGTGATGTATAATAATATCATAATATGGTATTCTATACATACAAAGAGCTTCAAGACAGATTGAGAGAAGAAGGCTTGCCTTTCAGCCGAATGTATCTTAATGTGCTCGAAAAGATGGGTGTTTTTAATAGACCACCTAATGTTTTAATGCTTCATAAAGGAGACAGGGGTATATCTAGAAAGGAAATGAGGATTTTTACAAAAGAAGATATTGAATTGATAGTCAAGAAAGTTAGAAACTTTAAGAATAAATAGTTTTCAAATGCTTGCTAAATCAAAAAAACAAAAAGGTAAACGGCTTGAAAAATATGTTGCCTCAAAGTTAAGCAAAATTTTTAGGTTTGCTTATTCAAGAGCTGATTCGGGAAGTGGTAAATATCAGAAAGAAGATGTTAGCCTTCCTGATGATATTCCGCTTTTTATAGAATGTAAAAATCAAGCTGAGTTGTCACTTAAAAATTGGTGGAACCAAACAACTTTTCATTGCCCTCACAGTAAATATCCTATCCTCATTTACAAATTAAACTATCAAAAAGAACCCACTGTTGTAACAAATCTTATATCTTTAATTAAGATATTAAGAGAAGTAAAAGATGATATGACTGAACTTAAGCTTTCAATGAGTTTCGGTGATTTTTTAGATTTAGTTAAAAGTGCTTATTCTGAGAAAAATGAAAGAATCTGAATTAAAAGCAAAACCAGACTCACTGCTTGTTAGTGGTGATAAAACTTTTTTCACTTTACAAGGTGAAGGTCAATCATTGGGCAGACCTGCTGTTTTTTTGAGGCTTCATCTTTGCAACCTTCACTGCAGTTGGTGTGATACGCGTTATACTTGGGACAAAAATTTGCCAGAATACTATAAAGAGCCAGAAAGGTGGAATTTTGATAAAACATTAGCAGAAATTAGCAAATATCCTGTTAGAAGATTAGTGATAACAGGAGGAGAGCCATTATTACACCAGAGAGCATTGGATAATTTTTTAGACAGGCTTGACGGTTGGCAAATTGAAATTGAGACTAACGGAACTTTACTACCTACCCAAAAGATGATAGATAAAGAGGTTCAATTTAATGTTAGTCCCAAACTTGAAAATTCGGGCAATCAACCTGGTTTGAGGTATAGGCCAGAAGTGTTAAGAAAATTTAACGAATTACCTAACACAACTTTTAAGTTTGTTGTTACAAGCCAAGAAGATATATCAGAAATTGAAAGAATTGTAAATGAATGCCAATTAGATAGCGAAAAGATTATCTTAATGCCAGAGGGCACAACTCAAGAAGCACAAGGAGAACACGGGAGGGCTGTGGCTGAATTGTGCAAAGAAAAAGGTTGGCGTTTAGTTCCGAGATTGCAGGTTTTATTGTGGGGGGCAAAAAGGAGGATTTGATATTGACAGTTTTAATTTTGTATGATAACATTGTTCTAATAAATTATGAGAATTCCAGAAGATACAAAACAAAGAATTAAAAGAATGAAAAAAGAGTTCTCAAAAGAACCAAATATCAAAGTTTTTGAGAACGACGAGCATTATGATCAGTTAATAATTCAATCAGGTATTCCTTTTATGGCTAATTGTGAGCATCATAGAATAGCTTTCACAGGAATTGCTCACATTGGTTATCTTCCAAATTCTAAACTTGTTGGGCTTTCAAAAATGGCAAGAATTGTTGAACTTTATCTCAATCCTACAATTTATACACTTCAAGAGAGAGCAACAGAGCAAATTGCCAACTATTTTATGGAGAAAGTTAAGCCAGAAGGTGTGATGGTTGTCTTAGAAGGTGTCCACGCCTGTATTTCTTATAGGGGAGTTAAAAAGCCTTCAAAAACTATTACATCTGCAATTAGGGGTAAATTTAGGACAGATGAAGGATTAAAATCAGAATTCTTGAGATTGATTGATAAAGGGTGATATATGATAGCTGAAGTATTAAGAGAACCATCTCTAGAGGATAGACTTAATAGAGAGAGGATAAGACCAGATAGTTTTGTGACAACCATTCTTTCGGGCGGAATGGACAGCACCACCTTGCTTTACTATATTTTATCTAAAACGACTCCAGATAGAGTGAGGGTTTTATCTTTCTTTTATGGACAAAGACACAATAAAGAACTTAACTTTGCATTGGCTACTTGTGCTGATTTAGGAGTTGACCACAAAGTAGTTGATATCTCAAGTGTTCAATCTCTTCTAAAATCATCTTTGACAACACCAGAACAAGGTGTGCCTCACGGCCACTATGCTGAGGAGAATATGAAACAAACTGTTGTTCCAAATAGAAACGCTATTATGCTTTCAATAGCTTATGGTTATGCCATTTCAAACAAATCTGATTATCTTGTTTATGGTGCCCACACAGGCGACCATTTCATTTATCCTGATTGCAGACCCATTTTTGTCAAGAAATTAAATGATGCTTTTAGGAAAGGAAATGAAGGTTTTGGTGATGTCAAGATAATTGCTCCTTTTAGTTATCTTTCAAAGTCTGAAATTGTAACTGTTGGATTGAGGTTAGGTGTTCCTTTTGAGAAAACATGGAGTTGCTATGAAGGTCAAGACAGGCCTTGTCTGGCTTGTGGGACTTGTGTTGAAAGAACAGAGGCCTTTTTAGACAACAATACTCAAGATCCTTTGCTTACAGCTGATGAGTGGAATAAAGCTAAAGAAATTTACTACAAATCAAAAGAATCATATCAACTAAAATAGTTTTTTATTAGAGTATGGTTGAACTTGATCATAAGTATGGTGATGAGGAAATAGTAAAAGCAGCAAACCCCGAGAATTGGGAAATTTGGGAAGTGCCTGAGGGTGCTAAAGAAGTATTATATCAAACCTTCCCAGAATTTACTTGTCTTTGTCCCAGGTCAAGCTATCCTGATTTTTCTACTGTTCATCTAATTACAATTCCGGACAGAAAAGTTTTAGAATTGAAAAATCTTAAACTTTGGTTAAATAGTTACAGAAGCAAGCCTATATCCCACGAAAACGCAACTCACGAAATTATCCAAACTTTGGTTGATAAACTTGATTTAGCATACGGATTTATCTTAATGGAATATACACCCCGCGGAAATCTAACAACCTTCCCTATGAAAGAAATTATTAAACCCAAAGCCAACACTATTCCTTTTTCGGATGCTTTAGAAACTGCTCAATTAGCAAAGAGAATACTTTTAGAAAAAGTATTAACTAGTTCAAGATGGATAAGATGAAATGCGCATTTACTTTTCAACCACAAACCTTATGTATGGCTTGCGGGAAGCAATACTTGAAACTAATGTTAGAAATTTGTTGTTCTCTTACTATTACAAAACTAGTAATTTTAACGACTGGTTTCAACTTATTAAAGAGCTAAACAAGCCCAATGTTATGATTGATAGTGGGGCTTTTTCAGCTTGGACGGGGAAGAAAAAGATTGATAGGCAAAGTTATCTTGAATTTATCTACGAGTGTAAAGAAAAATTTGGTCCTATTACTAATGATTTGCATTTTGTAAATCTAGATGTTATTCCAGGGGAATTTGGAAGGAAGCCGACAGATTTAGAAATAGAAGAATCAGCAAAGCTTGGTTGGGAAAATTTTGAATGGTTTAAAAGCAAAGGTGTTGATGTTATCCATGTGTTTCATCAACACGAGGATTTTAAATGGTTAGAAAAACTGATGAAAGCGAGTGATTATATAGGTATTAGCCCTGCTAACGACTTGTCAACAAGTCAAAGGCTTCCTTGGCTTAAAAAATGTTTTTCTATTGTCAGAACAAGATGTAAAACTCATTGTTTTGGTGGAACAAGTAAAGAGATATTGTTGAGTGTGCCTTTTTATAGTGCCGATAGTTCAAGTTATGCTATTTCTAGAAAATTTAGCCCTAGATTTAATAGAATGAAGGTGCCCAGAGGGGTTCATAATAGAGACATTGTTCCGATCATTAAGAAGCGGATTAAAGAAGAAATTGTCAAAAAACAACAACTTGAAGATTTAGCGACTAAAGTTTGGAAGTTGAGGGGAATTGATTTATAATGCATTATAAATTCAATGAGAATCATCTTAACCAAACACGCTATACAGAGGGCTAAAGAGTGTCGTTTGACTATTGCTGAGGCTGTTAATTTGTTTAATAAATCGGATGAAGAAAAAATTGCCGATGAGATATATGAATACAAAAATTCTAAGTATTCAAACAATGGGGTTGGTTATTACAGAAACGGACCTTATATTTTTGTAGCTAGGTTGGTTAAAGACAATTTTGGTAATTGGATTATACTTATAATTACTATGTCAGAACGACAAGATAGAAAGGAGGAAAAATATGGATGATTTTAAAGGAGAACCTAAAATAGTTGATATTGAAAGGATTCAGCCTAACGACTGGAATCCTAAAGATAGCATTGAGGAGAGCAATTTTAATAGAACAAAGTTTGAAGAGATTAAATTAAACCTTCAAAAGAAAAAGCAATATATGCCTATTTTAGTTAGGCAGTTGTCTGATGATGAGAAAAAAGACAATCCTTCAATAGATTATCAAATAGTTGATGGATATCACAGGTGGCTTGCTGCAAAAGAATTGGGTTGGCCTAAAATTTTAGTTTGGGATTTAGGACAGATAAGCAAAGAAGAAGCTAAAGGTATTACACTTGATGCTGTTTATCTTCAAGTGCCAGCTTCTGAAGTCTTAATTGCTAAAGTTGTGTCTGAAGTTGCTGAATTAGGCGAAGAAAGTTTGCAATATCTTCCTTATCCGAAAGATAAAATAGAAGAATATCTAAAAATGGCTGAGTTTGATTGGGAAAAGTTAGAATCAGAACCAGAAGGAGTAGCAGAAGAAGAGTTGCACAAAGTCACTTGTCCTAAATGCGGTTATGAATTTGTTCCAAAAGAAAGAATATGAGAGGCAAACCTATAACAGATAAAGAATGGGAAACAATAGTGTCAACTTTGGCACCATATTTACAGCGTGGTTTGAGTGTTAAAAAAGCTTGTTTTGAGGCCAAGATTCCGTTTGCAACAGTTTATAGAAAGATGAGGGAAGATGAGGAGTATTTACACCGAATTGAAGCTCTCCAAAATTTTAAGCTAGTTGCCTATAGTGACTTTATTCTTAGGAAGTTCCTTTCAATTTATGAAAAAGCAAACAAAAAAGAACCTATTACTAAAGATGAAATGAAGTTTATCTATTGGATGGGTGAAAATGATAAAACTTTAGCTGAAATGTTTGGTAAGACAACTGTATTGACAGGAAAAGATGGCTTGCCTGTTATACCAGTTGTTTTGCAACAGCCAAAAAACCTCAAAGCCTTATTAGAAATGTTAGAAATTATTAAGAAGAGAGGGGGCTTAGAGGAAGATGGCGAACAAACAAAAAATTCAGATAAGTGAAGAAAAGGTAGTTAAAGTATTAAACGAGTTCGGAGAAGAAGTTGTGGATGCATTGAGGTTTATACCAACAAAAGCAGACCTTCTTACACTTTCGGAGTTCAATAGAATTTTAATTTACCCCTTTGATCAAGAAGCTGAGGTTAAAGGTTGGAAGACAACAAAGTTTCAAGATGTATTAGGTGAGATTTGGGACAGTAATCAGAAGTCTTGTACTCTAGCTCCCAGAGAGCATTTAAAAACTCATACTGTATTGTCATATATTTTGAAAAAGGTTTTTAGTAGGCAATATCCGCTTGAAATCAATTATTATCACATTAACGAGCAACTAGCTTCTGAAAAGTTTAGAAAAATGCAAAGGATTGTGGAGAAGTCGGGAATTTTAGCAGAAAACTTTGATTTAGAGAATGCAAAATCTTGGTCGGAAGAAAAAATAGAGCTTTCAGATGGCACAACCATAATTCCTTTATCTTACAAAGCAGGAGTAGTTGGAAAACACCCCCATATTATTGTTTTAGATGATGTGATTGATTATAAAGTGATTTATTCTGATGAATTGAACAGGAAAGCTATTGATAAGTTTTATATGGACATTTACCCGCAAGTTTCTAAAGATGACATAGATAAAAAAATTATAATCATTGGCACGGCTCAAAGAAAAGATGATTTATATCACAGTTTGCCTAAAGATTTTACTTTTAATGTTTTTAGAGCAATTATCAACGAACAAACAAAAGAGGTTTTATCGCCAGAAATTTTTAGTTATGATGCACTAATGAAGATTAAATCGGACATTTCAAGTCAAAAAGGCGAAAGATACTGGCTTAAAGAATATATGAACGAACCTTTTGAAAGTTTGGGTTTAATTATTAAACCAGAATGGATACAGTATTATTATGAGAAGCCTAACACTTTTGGAATGTATATTTATCAAGGGTGGGATTTGGCAGTTGGCAAAGATTTAGAAAAAGGCGATTGGACTGTTGGGGCTACTATAGCAGTTGATTTAAGCGACGAGGAAAAAATTAGAATTTATGTTTTAGAGATATTCAGAGCCAGGCTCAATTTCGGACAAAGGTTGCAAATCATTCAAGATATGTACGATAAATGGAAACCTCTTGCTGTCGGAATAGAGGATGTTGCTTTTCAATATGACACTATACAAACATTGGTAAAAACAACTGCTATACCAGTTTTGGGTGTCAAAACAGTTAAAAGCAAGATTGAAAGCTTTCAGGTTGAATTAGCACCATACTTTGAGAATAGGCAAGTGTTCATCGGAAGAGATATGGAGGAGTTGAAACTAGAACTTCTTTCTTTGCCATTAGGAGAATATGATGATCAAGCAGACGCTATTAAGATTGCTATTAAAACTTTTCTATTTGCCAAACCAGCAGGAAGATTACCAGCAGGAAGCGATGATGAAAAGAGAAAAACTATAACAAGCGGGCTTTTAGAGACTACTTTCTAAAAAAGTAGTATAATGGAAATATAGTTATGGCTAACGAAGACACACAAACTTACAAACCTATACCCAAAGAAGAGATTGGAGCCTCAGGAACTTATGTGGTCGGTGGCATTATATCTGAAGTTGAATATAATTCTAGCCTCAAAGGAACAAGGGGTTTAAAAATATATGATCAGATGCGTAGAGGTGACGCAACTGTTAGGGCGTCACTTTTAGCCGTCAAGCTTCCTATTCTTGCTGCTAATTGGTTTATTACACCAGCTTCTCAAGATGAAAAAGATATTGAAGTTGCGGATTTTGTAGAGAGAAATCTCTTTAATGAGATGACTATTACCTGGCGGGACTTTCTAAGGCAAGCATTACTTCACCTTGATTACGGAAGAATGGTTTTTGAGATAGTTTATGAGATAAAGAAAGATGGAAAAATAGGTTGGCGCAAATTTGCTCCGAGACTTCCTCACACAATCTTTGCTTGGGAAATGTCTAACGGCGAAAATGGTATAAGGCAACAATTACCAGACGGAAGAATGGTTGATATACCTATTGAGAAACTTATTATCTTTGTTAATGAAAAAGAAGGAGACAATTGGGAAGGGGTGTCTATTTTAAGGACCGCCTATAAGCATTGGTATATGAAAGATAGCATTTACAAGATTGATGCAATTGCTCACGAAAGGCAAGGTTTAGGCATTCCTTATGTGAAGATTCCTTCTAATGCTACTACAGAAGACGAAGCAAATGCTGAAGAGATAGTTAAAAATATCCGAGCTAATGAACAGGCATATATCAAGATGTCGGAAGGTTGGGAATTTGGTTTCATTGATATGAAAGCGGGAACAATTAGAAACCCGCAAGCTACAATTCTTCATCACGATAGACAGATAGTTAAAAATGTGTTGGCTCAATTCTTAGAATTAGGTGCTTCAGGTGCTACTGGTTCTTATGCATTATCAGAAGACCAGTCAAGATTGTTTTTACTTTCGTTACAAGCGGTGGCTAGTCACATTGCAGAAGTTATGAATAAATATGCTATTCCTAGATTGGTTGACCTAAATTTTCAAGTTGAAGATTATCCGAAACTAGAGTTTTCAAAGATAGGGCAAGTTGATTTTGAAGCTTTGACATCTGCAATTCAAAGGATGTCAATGGTTGGTCTTATTACACCTGATTCTAAACTTGAGTCTTATCTTAGAGAGGTTATGGATTTGCCGGAGCCTGATGAAGAAGAACAAGCTGAAAAAGAGTTGTTATCTACAATAGATAATGAGATGTCTTCAATTCAATCTGAAGGGAGCGGAATTGAGACACCACAGCAAGGAGAACAGCCTGAAGAGGTTACTGCTAGTGAAGTTTTAGAGGGTGCTTGGGCTCCTGGCCAGATGCCAGAGGAAGTTAGACAAAAAATATCAGAAGCACTTAAAAAGTGGGGAGGGAAGCCTGGTAGTGGTGGCAAGAAAGGATCTAAAGGCAAGAAGAAAACAAATCCTGAGGAAAAGAAACTTAAAGATGAGTTAAGAAAGTTTTTAACCGATAAAAAAAGAGAGATTTTAGAAAGAAGAGCAAGGGGTGAAAAGATAAGTCCTGAAGAATCCACCAAAATTCAGCTTGAAATTTTAAACAAAAGAAGTGAGATTGAAGATAAGTTAAGCAAAATCAAGGCCAAAGAAGATGGTCGTGTTTTAGATGCTATTATTCAAATGAAGGAGAAAATTGACAATGCAATTGAAAAACTTGAGTCACAAAAGTAAAGAATTGGAAGAAGAAAGGCAAAAAAAGATTTCAACTCTTTATGACCTATCTTATGACTTATCAACTTTTATAGCCTCTGAGATTGATGGGGAAGATTTTCACGAAGGTTATCTTAAGGACAAGAAAGCTTTTGCTAGGTTAATAAAATCTACTATTAAAACTGAAAGAAATTTAAACAAGTATTTTAAAGGGCTTTCAGAAAGAGTTTGGAGTTATGTTAATTGGATGGAGTATTATTCTAGGGTTCAAAAAGGGGAAGCAATAATTGAGGAAATTAAATGGGCTGATGAAATTTTAACTTTGATGGTATCTTTTACTGATTCTTTAGATGATGCTTATGAAGTGGGAGGACAATCTGCTGAAAGTGAATTGGGCCTTTCAATTGGTTTTACAGTTAAGGAAGCACCAGCAATGAATGCTCTTCGGAAATATACTTTAAGTCTTGCAAGAGATATTACAGATACAACAAAAGATATAGTTAAACAGTCAATTTTAAGGTCAATTCAATTAGGAGAAAATCAAAGTCAAGCAACAGAGAGGCTAGCAAGTGTTATTCAAAATCCTAAAAGAGCTGCAAAAATAGCTCATACAGAAACAATTAGAGCATATTCACAAGGCAAGGTTCAAGTTGGGTTAGAAGTCGGAGCTAGGTTCAAAGTTTGGCGAAATGGCCAGCCAGGAGCTTGTAGTATATGCTCAGAATTACACGATATGAAAGTTGGAATTGATGAAGATTTTCAAAGCTCAATAGGTTCAATACCTTATCCGCCAGGACATCCTAATTGCAGGTGCATACTTCAGCTTGAAATGTAAAATAGGAGGTGTTAATATAAGACCGTAATATGCCATACCCAGGTGTGCCATCAAACAAAATTCCTAAGATGGATAGTTGTGTAGCTGATCTAATGAAGCAAGGTAAAAGCAAAGAATCAGCTATTCGTATCTGTCGCACTTCTATAATGGGGGCTGATAGCTTAGACTTTGAGACAGCACACCAGATTATTCACGACGAAGCAGGGAGTGTTGGTGAATGCTCTATTTGCAATGGGTCACTTGCAAAAGAAAAAGCAAAAGATTATGCTTTAGATATAATTAAACAAAAAGTTAAAATGAGACATCAAAAAGAAGGAGTTCAAATGCCTATGATGACAGCTGCAGAATGGACTACGGCCTATATTAACGACTTGCCAGACTCGTCTTTTGCTTACATTGAGCCAGGTGGTAAAAAAGACGAAACAGGTAAGACCAAGCCTCGTTCATTAAGACATCTTCCTTATAAAGATAAAGATGGCAAGATTGATTTGCCACATTTAAGAAATGCTTTAGCCAGAGCTCCTCAAACCAATCTTCCGCCAGATGTTAAAAAGCGTGTTATAGACAAATTGAGGTCTATTGCAAAAGATGCGGGTATTGAAGTTTCAGCTAGAGAGATTATCTCTTTCATTGATTTAATCAAAGCTGGTGAGAATTCAGAAGGATTGCCGACTGAAATTCATGTATTGCCAGTTGGTAAGTGGAATACAGGGCAATACGGAGAAGTTGAAGTTACAGAGCAAGATATTAAGCAGATGGAAGAGAACTTTAAAAAGAATATTAGAGTTGGTGTGCCTATTGATGTTGACCACGATGGTAAGGGTGCTGCAGGATGGGTTAAAGATTTAATAGCAAAAGGTAAGGATGGATTATGGGCAATTGTTGAGTGGACTGCTGTGGGAAAACAGCTCTTGAAAGACAAGATTTATAGATTTTTCTCGCCAGAGTTTTCGCTTAATTTTGTTGATCCTGAAACCAGTAAATATGTTGGACCAGTTTTTGTAGCAGGAACTCTTACAAATAGACCGTTGTTTAAAGAGCTCAAACCATTAACTGCAAAAGAGGACTTGACAAACCACTTGACAAACAGTATAGTAAGTATGATAATACTAGGTAATACTGATATGAATCTAGAAGAGATTAAAGCTAAAGATCCAGCAAGCCTCACAGAGGAGGAAAAAGCATTCCTCAAGGAGAATATTGATTCATTGACTGAAGACGAAAAAGTTAAATTCGGCTTAGTGGAAAATCCTCCCGCAGAAGATTCTCAAGAAAACAAGCAAGAAGAGACTAATCCCGAAGGTGACGAGAAAAAAGAAGAGGAAAACAATCAAGGGGAGGGTGGAGTTACTACTGCAAGCGAAAAAGACTCAATTACTATCAAAGCTTCAGAATTTGAGGCTATCAAAAAGATGGCAGAAGAAGGAAGAAAAGCTAGTCAAGAACTTATGAGAATGAAAGTTGAAAGAGAAGTTGAAGGAACTCTTCTATTCCACGAAAAAGGCGGAAAGGTAGCTCCTAAAGGCAAAGATGCTTTGATTTCTCTTATCCTTTCTTTTACTGAACAGCAAAGGAAATGGTTTGATGCAGTAATGGAAGCTATCCCTGATAGAAAAATGTTTGGTGAAATTGGTTCAGGAAAGGTATTGACAAGTGCCGAAGAGTTTAATAAACTAATAGCTAGCGAGAAAGAGTTAGCATTAAAAGAAGGTAAAACTCTTTCAGACGCAGAAGCAACAAAGTTAGTTGCTAGAAAGTATCCCGAAGCTTATAAGGCTTACGAGGAGGACTTAAAAAAGTAATATGGCAGTTCAACGCAGAGGCGACATATCAAATTTCAAAGCAGGTGCTGATCTTTCAGCCAAACAATACTTCATTGTTAGGTTAACATCAGCAGGAGTTGTAGGACTTGCTTCTTCAGCTACCCAAAGAGATATTGTTGGTGTTCTTCAGAATAAACCGAAAGCTAACGAACCAGCAGAAGTTTTAGTTAGATCTGCTTCAGGAACTGGTAAGGTGATGCTTGGTGGAACAGTTGCAATTGGTGATGATTTGACAACCGATGCTAACGGAAACGCAATTGCTACAACCACTGCTAATGATGAAGTGATTGGAAGAGCTCTTGAAGCTGGTGGAGCAGGTGATATAATTGAGTTTATACCGATGTTAGGTAGATTAGCTATAAGTTAAAACTATGGACGCAAAAGATTTTTACCAGGACCCGATACTAACAAACCTTTCTTTAAGGTATTCCAACGAGGAATACATCGCAGAAAAGGTCTTCCCGACGGTTTCAGTTGCTAAAAAGACTGGTTTCTACTTCAAGTATGACAAGTCTAATTTGAAGAAAGCTCAAGATGAGAGATCTGGAGTAAGCAGAGCTAATAGAGTTGACTACGGAATGACCAAAGTTGCTTATGGTCCTCTAGTTGAACACTCTCTTGAAATGCCCATTGAATACGATGTAAGAGACCAGGCTGATTCTCCACTTGATCCAAGAGTTGATGCTACACTCGCTTTGACAGACAGGCTTTTAATAAACAAAGAAGATTCTTTGGCAAGTATGTTGAATAACACATCTGTAATCACTCAGAATGTCACTCTTTCTGGAACATCTCAGTGGTCCGATTATACAAACTCAGATCCGTTCTCAGACATTCAGACCGCTAAAGATACTGTTCAAAAGAACGGTCTTATGGCTGTTAATACTTGCTTTATGGGTTATGAAGTTTGGTCCAAATTACAACATCACCCCGATCTCTTGGAGAGGGTAAAGTATAGTCAGAAAGCAGTTTTAACTGAAGACTTGTTTGCTAGCTTATTCGGATTCAAGAATGTCTTCATCGGAAAAGCAGTTAAAAACACAGCAGCTGATGGAGCATCAGATTCGATGACATATATATGGCCTAAGAGTTTTTGGGTGGCATATATTACTCCGACTCCCGGAATTAGAACACTATCAGCTGGTTATCATCTACAGTTGACAAATGGCAGAGTAATTGATAGGTGGGACGAGCCAGCAGTCAAATCAGAATTTGTCAGAATTACTGATTACTACGAGGCAAAGGTTGTAGCAAATGAAGCCATCTATCTTATAAAGAATGCAGTAGCTTAAGTATAAAAAATGAAAGTTAAAGCATTATCCTCAGTTAGACATAATGGAACCACTTATGAAATAGGGCAGGAGTTTGAGATGGACAAGACATCTGCTAAATCTTTAATTGAAGCTGGTGTTGTTAAAGAGATCAAAGAAGCGAAAAAAACGGTTAAGGTTGAAGAAGAAAAATAGTTATAAATCTTAGCTTTCTTCATTTGTAAAACTTCTTATAATGTTTCTGCGGATAAATTAAAAAAATACATCTTGCAATTCTTTTTATTGGTGTTAAAATTATTTTAAGAAACAATGGCAACCTTTACTTGGACAGCACAACTCACAAGTGGAACACTCACAATCGGAGCGACTGATAAAGTTGGTTTTTATGGTGCAAACTTTGGTGATGCCATTACTGTTAACTCCTATCAGGACTCAACTCATATTGAAAATTCCTCTGGAACGCACCTCTGCACAACCAATCACGTTCACAATACTAAATACTTAACCTCATCAACTGTATCAATAGATGGTAGTGGTTCTCAAACCCTTAGTGCATCAGTTCCAACCACAGCACAGTGTCCGCTAAAGATTAACTTTTCTGACGCATCATCCGTTGCTACCTCAAATGCCAAATTTTGGGCTGATAACGGAAGCGATGTGAATACTGCACCAACTGGAGTAGACTTCAAGGCAGGGGAACAGTCAAACACAAGCTGGACATCTGCCGCACCTAAAACAAGCGCCGTTGCTCTTGCCAACCAGGCATCGGCAACATCACACGACTTTTACATCTTTTGCTCGGCGTCGCCAACTGCAGTCGGAGACAAGACAGCATTTAGGTTGGGAATAGAACTGACTTACCAGTAATATGGTATAATATGGAATAATATGGAAAAGGAAAAAATTTATACAATCAAAGAAGTCCTAGATTTAGTTGAAGCCGATAAAAAGTATTACAAAATGGCGGGAAAGGGATTGGTTGTCGGCGGTATCAATGTTGCCGACCTTAAACAGACAATTAGAATTCCTGAAAGTGCGGAAAAGTTAGTTATCTTTGCACCTGAACTAGAACCCATTGAAATAGAGCTTTAGTCTTGGTGATAAACCAATGAAAAAAGTTGTGAGCCGATGGCTCGCTTCACTTAGCGATGGAAGCGTTGCCATTGAAGGCAAACCACCATTTGAAGAAATACCTAACGAACCCTCGCCTTGGCAGAGGCTTCTTCTTCATTTAGCCAAAAACAAACTTGAGATTACAGGACTTCGTATTCAAATTGAAAAAGAAGGAGAACCAGTTAGAACTTTCAATCTTCCATCAAAGTCTCCTAAACAGAAATGGGCTGACTTAAAACCTTTGATTCCCATTGGCTTTAATTACTTCAGGCGTGTTAAAAGAAGTATGGAGCCAATAGAGGGTGATTTTGGTAATTTAAGGCTTGGAAACGAATATCATTTTATTGAAATTCACGCAATATACAAAGATTTTGAGCTTGTTTTAGTTGTTGATGAAGATACTGGAAATGAAAGTTGGAGTTTGATTTTGAAAAGGGGGTGATAATATGGCAACAACAACAAATAGATATTTATGTTATCCTGCCGCAGCAGCAGGAGTTAGCCTTGCTTCATCT